AGATAAAGCTGATGGCGATTATACGACTGTAGTTTAACAAAAGTGTGCGGAGATAAAAAATGGTTGAAGAAGTAAATACGGTAGAAAACGAAATGGACGAAAGTTCAATACAATCTGAAACTGCTTCCCGTAATACGACACGGGCGCAGGAGGAAAGAGAAGGCTTATCTCGTGAGGCAATCCTCGAAGCTATAGAAGATAACGATTGGCTCAAAATTCCTCAGAGTGTTAAAGACAAGTATCGCTCTGAAGGATATGTTTTACGTTGGGTTCGTGTAATGCTGGATGGTCAGGATGACTACCAGAATATCGGACGTAAAGAAAGGGAAGGCTGGAAATTTGTTATGGCTGAAGAATGTCCTGAATTATCTTCTGGATTTAGAGTACAGGAAGATGGAAGAATGACGGGATGCATACTACGAGGTGACGTGGCCCTCGCTAAACAACCCATCGAATATGCACAAGCTATGACAGAAGCTGTTCAAAAAAGAACTAATGAAATGGAACAAGCTATTTCCAACAGATTGCACGGCGACCATCCAGATCGTAGAATGCCTGTTACGGATTCAAGCAAATCACGGGTATCTACTGGTCAACGGGCCAGATTCGATGCCTAAATGTTAAACTTTACTACTGAGAAAGGGGTAATCATTAATGGCTCTCGCAGCATCTTTTAATGGTTTAACTCCAGTACGAAAACGCGGCAGCGGTTACAATACGATGGGTACGAGTGAGTATCAAATAGCGAATACTTACGCGGATAATATCTTTCGTGGTGATCTTGTCAAAGTTAGTGCTGGATATATCCAACCAGTATCAGTCACAGCAGATCGTCCAATCGGGGTTTTTCAGGGCTGCAATTATGTAGATCCTAATTCAAATCAACCCACATGGTCGAACTACTGGCCGTCTGGTACTTCATCGGGAGACAGTACGGTGATCGCTCATGTAATGGACGATCCATCTGCTATCTACCAAATCCAATGTAACGCAACAGTAAGTCAGACTGATGTAGAAAGTGCAAACTACTTTGTTGAAATTTCAGCAGGTAGTACGTACACCGGACAATCAGCTTGGTCAGTGCAGGTTACTTCAAGAACTTCTCTTTCAAACCCACTACGTATCGTAGGTTTGTATCAGGTTCCAAGTAACGCATTTGGCGATGCTAATCCACGTGTACTTGTTCGCATTTCAAATCATCTTGATTTATCTGTTTCCGTTGCGAACTAAGGGAGGAATGTTAAATGGCTATTAATAGAGCTAGTATTGGCAAACAACTTCTTCCCGGCTTAAACGCTATCTTTGGGTTGGAGTACGGCTCAATTGATGAAGAGCAGAAGCCGCTCTTTGAGATTGAGAACTCTGATCGGGCCTTTGAAGAAGAAGTCTTGATGACTGCTTTCGGGGAAGCTCCGGTAAAACCTGAAGGTTCGGCTGTCTCTTACGAAAGTGCCAGTGAAAGCTGGGCATCTCGCTACACGCATGAAACAATTGCGTTGGCATTTGCTGTTACGGAAGAGGCGATGGAAGATAACTTGTATGACACTTTTGCTAAGATTAGAGCAAAAGCTCTTGCAAGGTCTATGGCTGCTACTAAACAAACTAAAGCAGCGGCTATCTTCAACAACGGTTTCACAAGTGGTCTTGGTGGTGACGGAGTAGTACTTTTCTCCGCTGCTCACCCTGTTGCTGCTGGTGGAAACCAAAGCAATGATTTGACGGACGCTGATCTCGCGGAAGCTTCATTGGAAACAGCGGCAATAACCATTCAAAAGGCCAAAGATGATCGTGCCATTCTGATTGGGGCAATGCCAGTTTCCTTGCATATTCCACCGGATCTACAGTTTGTAGCGCAAAAGATCCTCAAATCAACTTTGTCAACCACAACTGTTATTTATGGTAATAATATAGCAGGAACTCCGACTGATCAGGCGGAAGGGGTGACAAATACAAACGACATCAATGCCGTTAGAAGTATGGGTGTGATTCCGAAAGGTGACTTTGTTAACCATCGGTTCACTGATACTAATGCATGGTTCATTAAAACGGACGTGCCTAACGGAACCAAGATGTTCATTCGCGCACCGCTTGGAACTAAGATGGAGCCAGATTTCGACACTGGTAATCTTCGTTTCAAAGCTCGTGAACGGTACAGCTTTGGTTGGTCCGATTGGCGTGGTTTTTATGGTAATTCTGGATCTTCATAAGATCTTTAATTTAACCTAACTTCTACAAGGGGGATGCTTGTTAAAACGGCATCCCTCTTTTATTATAGAACATAGGTAATTCAATTAAGGGATCAACGAAATGAGTACAGCTATTAATGCAGTCTTCGTATCTGCTACAGCTACTGCTACAGACTATCCTACACGAATTAGAGGGGTAAGCTGGGGAACAGCAGCAGCTAAAGGAGATATGGTGGTGCGTAATGGGACAGCAAGTGGAACTATTATCTATCAACAGACTTTAGGTGTTAGCAGTAGTTCAGATGTATATGTACCTGATTTAGGAATTAGAGTAAAAGATAAATTACATGTAACTCTTCCAAGCGGTGCTTTTGCTACGTTCTTGTTAGGATAAAGTACATGTTTAACTTTTCACATCCTAAAGATGTACATTTAAAATATCTTTCCCATTTAAAGTTTGCGTGGTTTGAAAGCATACGTTCAGTTGGAATATGTATCGTAATGCTTATACACGGTGTCTTTCCTTTTATTATGGATAAGACTTTTTCAAATTACATTGATAAAGCATCTCACCGTATTAAAACAGTAGGTTCTTAAATAATGGGCAGTACATGTATTCACTGTGAACATACATGTCACTGTGATATGATGTGTTCTGTTGCTTCTAAAAATAGTGAAGGGCAGTCTGTTATGTGTAAATGTGATGATTGTAACTGTCGTCCTGATTGGGGTGACGCAACTACAGATATGGAATAAGAATGGCAGTTTCTACAAGTCAAACTTTTAATCTGGATATTGACGAAATCATAGCAGAAGCTTACGAGCATCTGGGTGGTCCTCCTTTTGTGGGTAATGACGGTATAACTGCACGACGATCTCTTAATCTTTTGTTAAGTGATTGGCAAAATCGGGGTATTCTTCTTTGGACTACGGGTTTCACTAATCAAGCTCTTGTTTCAGGAACAGAACAGTATGAACTAGCAGATAGTGTTATGGCAGTAACGGAAGCTGTAAGCCGTAGAGATAATGCTGATATTTCAATGACACGGATTAGTGCGGAAGAGTATCTTCAAATTCCTGACAAAACTGTAACAGGACGCTCTCTTCAGTTTGCGACTATAAAAGGAAGGGACAACATAACACTTTTGATTTGGCCTACTCCTGAAAACAGTACTGATATTGTCCGAATGCATACGGTACGACGGTTTTTTGATTTTAATCAGTCAATAGATGATGCTGACGTTCCGTACAGATTTCTTCCTGCTTTATCTATGGGACTTGCTTACTACGTAGGATTTAAAAGAATGGGTATTTCAGCAGAACGGATGCTTGCTTTAAAGACGGAATACGAAAGTCTTCTTAACAATGCTATGGCAGAAGATAAAGAACGGGCTGCTCTCCTTATCAAGCCTTCTCTAAGATTCACATAAGGGTGTAATATAGTATGGTACGAGCATGGTTTATAAGTGATAAAAGTGGATTCAGATTTCCGTATGAACAACGGATAAAAGAGTCAACTGGGTTTGTTGTTGGACCGGGTGAAAGTGACGGAAATTATAATCTTAAAAATCATCCGCAAAACAAATCTCCCCGTATTCGCGCACGAGCTATACTTAAAGATGCTAGACCTGAAGCAGCTTTACCGTATGTAAGCAGTACGTGGACCCCGGCTGATTCTACAGCTATTCCAAACTTCTTTGCTCAATTTGTATCAGGAACGACATAAAAGGAACTATAGTCAATGGCAATTACAACAGGCGTAAACAATATATTCAAACAGGCAGTGATGTTAGGAGAACACGATCTTAATACCGACACTATTAAAGTGGCGTTGGTTTCGTCTTCTCAGAATGTTTCAGCAGGTGATCCGAATACATACACAAGTATCAGCGGAGAACTGGCAAGCGGTAACGGATACACAACAGGTGGAAATACACTTGCCAGTGTAACCGTGACACAAGTAAGTTCTTCAGGAGTTGTAGACTTTGCGGATGTAAGCTGGGCAGACGCAACCTTTGCTGCCAATGGATGTATCATATATAACGACACTCATTCAAGTAAAAGTGTTATTGCGGTGTATGACTTCGGTGGTGAAAAATCGGCAACAAACGGTGAGTTTAAACTGGTTGTACCTTCTGCGACAAGTGCTAGTGCTGTTATCCGATTAAATTAAAAAGAAAGGCAGTCTTATACTATGGCTTTCGTAATTAAAGATCGGGTAAAAGAAACGACAACGACTACTGGAAACGGAACCGTTACACTGTTGGGAGCCGTTTCAGGTTTTGAAGCTTTCAGTGCTATTGGAAATACCAATACTACTTATTATGCCATTGTCCACCAATCTGCTGATGAGTGGGAAGTAGGAATTGGAACGTACACTGCAAGTGGAACAACTCTAGCCAGAACAACTGTTCTTTCTTCCACAAACAGTGATGCCGCTGTAGTATTTTCTGCCGGAACAAAGGATGTCTTTGTTACTTATCCGGCTGACAAAGCTGTTTACGTTAGTGCAAGTCCTGCCTTTATAGATGTCAGTGTAGGAGGTACGCTTACGGGTGTCTCTGCTGCTTTTACCGACCACGTATCAGTTGGTTCTTTAGCAGTTGTTGGTGCAACTAGTATAAGCGGTGCGTTATCCGGTGTATCTGCTACTTTCTCTAATCACGTATCTGCTAATACTTTAGCAGTTGTAGGAGCAACCAGCATAGGCGGTGCGCTATCCGGTGTATCTGCTACTTTCTCTAATCATGTGTCAGCTAACACTCTTGGTATTGTTGGGATTACCAGTATTGGTGGTAGTCTTGTTGGAACTTCTGCTACTTTTTCTAATCATGTATCTGCTAACACTCTTGGTGTTGTTGGGATAACAAGTATCGGAGGTGGTCTTGTTGGAGTTTCTGCTGCCTTCTCTAATCATGTATCTGCTAACACTCTTGCTGTTGTAGGAATAACAAGTATCGGGGGCAGTCTCGTTGGAACTTCTGCAACATTTGGAGATCACGTTTCTGTTTCAAGTTTAGGTGTAACGGGAAATATAGGAGTTGGAGTTGCTGCTCCGCTTGCACAAGTACATATAGCACAAAATGCCATTGCAGATATTGTAAGTTTAACGGATGGTACAAGTGTATCTATAAGTTTCCAAAACGGACAGAACTTCTCTTTGACGTTGGCAGGAAACAGAACTCTTGAAAGTCCAAATCATGCTGTTCCCGGTCAGGTAGGAAGTATTTTTCTTGTACAGGATGCAACAGGAGGTCGGACTTTAAGTTACGGTGCTAACTGGGAATTTCCAGCAGCATCTGCTCCAACTCTTTCTACAAGCGCAGCGGCGGTTGACAGACTAGATTATATTGTAAGAACATCTACAGCAGTACAGTCAATTCTTTCAAAGGAATATAGTTAGACTATGTTTAATAACGCTATACTTATGGCAGGAGCAGCAGCAGCAGCAGGTGCAGGTGGGTTTGTTGTCGATAACAGTGTTCGTTATAACGATGACGACAGCCCACGCCTGTATCGAACCCCAACTGTAGCTGGGAACCGTATGGTAGGTTCTCTCTCGCTCTGGTATAAACGCTGTAATCTGGGTTCTATTCAGCAGCTATACAATGCTGGTGCTGGAGATGACATTACTTTCAATGCAAGTGATCAACTGACATTCATTGATTCAAGTGGCGTGAGCTATATTACAACTCAGGTTTTCCGTGATCCAGCAGCATGGGGGCATCTGCTTTTTGCATGGGATACAACCGATACAACGGCTGGAGACAGGCTTAGAATTTACCATAATGGTGTTGAGATCACTGCCTTTGATACCGAAAC